AGTTTTGGTGGCTGTTGGATTGATTGTGACGGATGAAGTGGTCGCTTGTTATCATTGTTTTATTGTTAAATAGTTGCGCACCTGTCGCATTAAATCCCAAATACAACAAATGCAAATTCCCTTTTACGTGTGAACAAGGACCACAGATTGTTCCGACTTCAGCCAATCAATTATTAAATCTTCCACCACCCAATAATAAAGCTGTTGTTGCGGTTTATAAATTTCCCGATTTAACAGGTCAGAGAAAGTCTAGTGACAACCTAGCCAGTTTTAGTACCGCCGTTACCCAGGGCGCAGAACACATGCTTATACAGGCATTAAGAGATGCAGGCAGAGGAAATTGGTTTGTGGTGGTGGAAAGAACAGGACTAGATGGGCTAACCAGAGAAAGACAGCTTATTAAAAATACCAGGCAAACCTACGCAGGGGAAGGGGAGAACATACTTAAACCTCTGCTGTATGCAGGAATCCTTCTAGAGGGTGGAATTGTTTCTTATGATACTAACTTAAGAACAGGGGGTAATGGAGCAAGGTATTTAGGCATAGGTATAAGGAATCAATACAGAGAAGATAAAGTAACGGTTGTTCTTAGAGCTGTATTAGTACAAACAGGAGAAGTTATAATTAATGTGACTGCAACTAAAACCATCCTATCTACAGGAAGGGGTACAGATCTGTTTAGATTCTATGAATTAGGAACGCAACTCGGCGAGGGAGAAACAGGTAGTACATTCAATGAACCAGTGGGTCTTGCCACTAGAAAAGCAATAGAAGCTGCTGTCTATGGATTGGTTATAGAAGGTCTAGAAAAACAAGTCTGGGACTTCAATTATGCTACACTAAAGGAGGAGGAATAATATGAAGATACTTCTAAGTATAATTGTTTTGTTTGTTTCAGCAATTTCTTGGGCTGGTAATAACGACATATATATAACTCAAACCGGCACGGGACTAACTTTGACTATTGACCAGATTGGAGCCACCAATAAGGTTGGTACTACTTCAGCTAGAGCTATTGTAAGTGGTACATCCATGACGTTGGACATAGACCAAATAGGGTCTAGTAATACTCTGGCAGCGAGCATTCTGCAAGGTAATAGTTCCAGTTGGACTTATAGTAATACAGGAGATAGCGGTTCAGCTACTTTTGCGGTGGGTGCAACGGGAGACGTAGCGGGATCAGATTTTGATTGGACTTCATCAGGTGGAGATGGAAATGTCTTAATCTTTACGCAAGGTGCAGACGCAACTGCCACATCAGGAGATCAAGACTTTGCTATTACTGGTGCTTCCAATAATCTTAATGTTAAGTGTGAGGTAATAGGTTGTACTAATGCTTGGACTATCTCAGGAAGTTCTAATGATATAGATACTGT